GCCCGTACCAGCCTTGCAGCTATGCAGACGGTTACCCTAAGTGAATACGGGGCGCTCTATGTAGATGCTACCGGTTCATTTGTATTTCAAGATAGAAACGTAACCACAGCTAGCATAGGCGGCACACCTACGGTGTTTAACGATAACGGCACAAATATAGGTTACTTTAACGCTGTATGGCGTTTAGATGATACTTTGGTATTTAACGCGGCTTCTATAACTAGGGCAGGCGGTACTACGCAGCTAGCAATAGACCAAGCAAGCATAGATAAATACTTTACACACAGCTATAACCAACAAAACCTACTAATGCAGACAGACGCAGAGGCGCTAGATTACGCTCAAGCCTATGTAGCTAGCCGTAAAGAAACTTCTATTAGATGTGATGCCATTACTCTAGATTTATACACAGATAACTATAATGCCGGCATAATTGCAGCCCTAGACCTAGATTTTTTTGACCCTATAACCATTACTACAAACCAGCCCGGCTCATCTACTTTAACTAAGACTTTACAGGTGTTTGGCGTATCTATGGCAATTACGCCTAACAGCTGGAAAACGACACTTACCACACTAGAGCCGATAATAGACGGCTTTATACTAGACTCAAGCCTATACGGGGTGTTAGACACCGGCGTATTGGCTTATTAGGGGGAACAATGGCAGCGGGCTTAGGGTTTAAGACCTTTACTACAGGTGAGGTTTTAACAGCCGCCGACACAAACGGCTACTTAATGCAGGGCGTATTAGTTTTTGCAGATGCAGCCGCTAGAGATGCAGCAATAACTTCACCGCAAGAAGGACAAATTGCCTACTTAAAAAGCGATGATGCGATTTATAAATACACAGGAGCAAGCTGGACTAATATAGATACGTCTGCTGCTGCCGCTGTAAATAAAAATTATTTAATTAACGGCGGTTTTGCTATTTCACAAAGAGGCACTTCTTTTACCGCTGGCAACAATAACGATGATGCTTATACTTTAGACCGCTGGTATATTCTTTCCGATACAAATGATGTTATAGATGTTACACAAGACACTACGACAATTCCAACTAACGGACAGTTTGCTATTGCCTTAGATGTAGAAACAGTAAATAAAAAGTTTGGCATAGCAACAATTATAGAAAATAAAGATATTATAGGTTTAATTGGCAATACAGTTACTTTTAGTTTTAAGGCTAAGGTGAGTGCTACTACTAAACTAGATAACGTTAAGGCTGCTATAGTGGCTTGGTCTGGAACTGCCGACACAGTTACAAGTGATATTATTTCAGCTTGGAACGTTGAAGGCACTAACCCTACACTAATTGCTAACGCTACTTATGAAAACAGCCCAACAAACTTAAACGTTACTACCTCTTATGCTACATATTCTATATCTGCCGCCGTTGATACTGCTAGTACAAAAAACTTAATTTTATTTGTATGGTCAGATGTTACCGATACTACTTTAGGGGATTTTTTATATGTAAGTGAAGCTAAATTAGAGCTTGGTTCAACAGCTACAGCATTTGTATATGCTGGCGGTACTACAGCTGGAGAGTTAGATGCTTGCCAAAGATATTATGTAAGGTTTAATGATGCTACAAATAGCAGAGGCAATATCGGTAGCGCTCTTAGGTATAGTGCTACAAATGGTTTAGCTTTAGTTTATATGCCAACTACAATGAGAATAGCTCCTACCGCCCTTGAGTCTGCAAATCTTGAAGTTACAGATGTGGAGTCAGGCAATATAGCCATAACAGCGGTAACTTTAGCTAGCACTTATGCGACTAATAAAACATTAGGAATAGATTTTACAGTTGCGTCAGGTTTAGTAGCCAATAGACCTTACTTTTTACGCCAAGCCAATAATACCGCTGGATACTTAGGAGTGATAGCAGAACTATGATTAGAGAAATAACAAATGTATATCCTGAGGGGCATAGTGAAACCCATATAGAAATTACTAATGCAGATGGCTCTAAGTTATCTTTTCCAAAAGACCCCGCTAATCCTGTTTATGCTGCTTGGTTAGAGCGCGGCGGAGCATTGGACTAAAAGTTAGTGCTTACAAGCTATAACGGCTGGCCTGCCAGCAAAGACCCGGCAGAAATTGGCATAAACAGTTATGCAGTACCCGGCACTAATAGAAAACTTAGATGCGCTGAGGCTGTAGCACCTTTGCTAATAGGTTTTGCCGCTGAGTTTCACGCGCTAATAGAGCCAATAGATGAGGGCGCTTTAGATGAGTGGGGCTACGCTTTCCGTATGGTACGCGGTACTACAGATAAATTAAGCTGCCATAGCAGCGGTACGGCTATAGACCTAAACGCGACTAAACACCCGTTAGCAGCTGTTGGCACTTTCCCGGCTGATAAAGTACCTATGATTAGAGCGCTAGCTAAAAAGTATGGCCTAACGTGGGGCGGTGATTACCGTAACCGTAAAGATGAAATGCATTTTGAGGTTAGTGTAAATGCAAAAAAAGCCGCTAAACTAATAGCAAAGTTAGGACAAGAAAATGCCAACTAGCGCACAAGTAGTGGTAGGTACTGAGGCTACAGTAATAGTGCCTAAGTCAGATTTTGACCAGACAGCCAATATACATAATTTAGGTGGCGGCGCTATTTACTTAGGCGGCCCAAACGTAACGACAAGTAACGGCTATAAGTTAGATAATGGTGATAAATTAACTGTACCCGTGGGCGACCACGAGGCACTTTATGCCGTTGCAGATAGCGGGACGCATACAGTAGGGGTACTTACTCAAATAAACTAAGGGGCATTTAGGAAAGACAAATGAACAAAAAGCAATTAGAGGCAGCTGCCTACAGCTATGGGCGCGCTGCGCTAGCAAGCGTTGCAGCTTTATACATATCCGGTATAACAGACCCTAAAGTATTGGCTAATGCCTTTTTAGCCGGTCTTATTGGGCCGTTAGTTAAGGCTTTACAGCCTAACGAAAAGCAATACGGCGTAGGCGCTAAGTAATGAGCCAAGCCCAAACCCTATTAGCTATAACGCTAGGACTTTGTAGCCTTGCAGCTGTAGGGCTTGGGCTAGTACGCCATTTAGTTAAGCATTATTTAAGTGAGTTATTACCAGACGGTAACGGCGGGCATAACCTTAGAGGCCGGGTTGAGCGTATAGAGGCCCGGGTAGACCGTATTTATGAAATGCTTTTAGAGGACAAATTGAAGCGCTAGCGTGTCGCGTTGCCTTATGTCGGTGTTAGGGCTCATACTTTTACTACACGCTGAGAGGGCTACTTAGTGTAGTTTAATCAGCCTTAACAAAGGGTGAAATATGTTAGCTGATATAGCTGTAATTACTTTAACTGTACTAATAGTAGGCCTGTTTATGCTAGCTGCCTACCGTACGGGTTACCGTGAGGGCCACGGCGACGGTTACCTAAGAGGGCGCAATATAGCTAAGGCCTTAAAAGAGGTAACTAAATGAGCTTTCTAGACGGTTATGAAGATGTAAACGCAAGAATTAAGAGAGCCCGGGCTGAGTTTCCCGGGTTACGCCTAGTAGCCTACATAGAGGACATAGACCTAAAAAACGGTTATATCTTAATTAGAGCTGAGGCTTACAAAAACTATGAAGATGAAAAACCAAGCGCTGTAGATTATGCGTTAGAGGTCAGGTCAGACCGTGGCGTAAATGCTAATTTTTGGGTAGAAAACTGCGTAACCTCTGCCTATGGGCGTGTTATCGGCTTGCTAACGCCCGGCGGTGCAGGCAGGCCGACACGGCAAGATATGGAGAAGGTAGAGGCTATACAAGCCCCATTACAAACACGCGGAGCAGGCGGGGCAGTACCTACGGCCGCTGAGTCTATAAGCGCGTTAAAGGCCAAACTAGGCGCAGAGGTAATGCCAGAGCCGCCGGTTTGTAAACACGGCCATAGAGTGCTAATTGAGGGTTTATCTAATAAAACAGGCAAGCCATATAAGGGCTATTTATGCCCCGATAAAGTTAAAGCTAATCAATGTGAGCCAGTTTGGCTAAGGCAGTATGGCGATAAATGGCTAAGGCCAGATGACCACGCAGAGGTTTTATTAGAGGCCGGGCGTAACTTAGACCCGGTAGCAGAGCGTGAGCCTGTACCAGATGAGTTATTAAGTGAGTCTGAGAGGGCCAACCGTGCAGCCAATTAAAGAAACGCAACAGGGCCAAGACCGTCAAAGTAGAGTGGCGGACTACTTGATGTCGAAGTACCCGTGGATTTTGACCCCTACGCCTAAGTTTTACTTTACCGACTACCACATTAACAAAATACAAGGCTTAGGCCGTGAAAACTACATAGGCGATTTAGAGATTAAATGGGCAGACAAGCCAAGTAGTGAGCCTTATCCGATACCTTTTACAAAGGTGCAACAGATGAGCTTATTGCCTTTACACAGGGATTTACCAGACTCTTACCACAGGGTTTTAATTAGGTATGATGACGGTTTATTAATGCTAAATGTAGAGATGCTGCGTGATTTAAGGCCTGTTATGTACACTTTTCCGGGCCAAGATGAGCTAAAAAAGCTATACGTGTTTGTAAATGCCTCTGATTTCTTTCCATATTTCAAGCCAATAATTATTAGATAATGGGGTTAAAAACTATGCTTTATATTGAGGCTAAATGCAGACAATGCAAGACAGTTACCCTACAGCTAGAGCGGGTGGTATCTGACCACCTGCCACCTAACGTTAAATGTCTACAATGTACGCGCTGTGGGCTATTAGATATAACGCTAGTAGACGTAGCCAATGCCCGGCAGGTACGCAATTAAGTTATCCACAAGGGCTAATAACCTGTGGACAACACGCCCAAGCCCCGCTCAAGTTATCCACATATTGGCTTTATGCTTGACTATGCCAGTACGATTACTGCGCGCAGGCAGCGCCCCGAAGGGCGATAGCGCGGGCAAGCTGCGTAATCTAGGGCTAGCTCTATGCCTATTCTTAGGCTGCCTATCTTTACAAAAAGTTCCGGCTAACGCTGATATAAACGCTATTGATGCTTATAAAATATATGCTCATATTAAAATAGGCTCATACAAAGAGTTTAGATGCATCGAAAAACTATGGACTAAAGAAAGTAATTGGCGACCTAAAGCTAAGAATAAAAATAGTAGTGCATACGGCATACCACAGCTGTTAAAGATGAAAGAAACAAACCCTTATAAACAGATAGACTTAGGGCTAAAGTACATAGATAAGCGTTATAAAGGTAGCCCTTGTAAGGCTTTAGCTCATCATAAGAAAAGGGGTTGGTATTAATGGCTAAGCGTGGCGACCCTAGAGTAAACAGGGCTTATAGGTACAAGTTTAGAAATCAGGTTTTGGCTAGAGATAACTTTATATGCTTTTACTGTAACGGTGATGCAGACCAAGTAGACCACGTTATACCTGTAAGCAAAGCCCCAGAGCTAGTACTTAGCTTTGATAACGCTGTGGCCTGTTGCAAGCGCTGTAACGTACAAAAAGGCAATAAGTC